GGGAATCGAGGCTGGTTGGGGAATCGAGGCTGGTTGGGGAATCAAGGCTGGTGAGGGAATCGAGGCTGGTGAGGGAATCGAGGCTGGTTGGGGAATCGAGGCTGGTTGGGGAATCGAGGCTGGTTGGGGAATCAAGGCTGGTGAGGGAATAGAGGCTGGATTATCTATTACTTGCAAGCTCTCATTGAAGTTTGCATACCGACTATTTGCGGGAACAGCGACTTGGAGAAACGTGGACAACGAGAAAAAGACAATAACCTGCGGAAAACTAGAGGGAGGAACCGTTTGTTACGGAGACGTTGTAGAAACGGGTCTGCCCGACGAGAAACCTACTCTCAAGGGGAAGACTGTAGAAGTAAAACTCGATGGAGTCACTTATAAGGCGGTAATACAGTAAGGCTCAATAAATAGGGAGGGCGGTATGCCACACATGAAAGTAAACTTTTTTGGAGCTAAACTATGTCGGGTGATGAGTGACTACCCTGGGTTTTGTGAGGGGTGTCATGAAATGTTTAAGTACGGCGATGAGCGGTACAAATGGGCAACCCACGAAGCTCATGAGAAATGCTTCGCCCAGATACACTATAAAACTTTTGGTCAATATCCAATGGTTATTAAAGCAGGTGTGATTACAGAGGAAAAACAATGAACCAAGCTAAAAAGAAACCTTGCCCAGCTTGCCAGAAGAGAAGAGACGCCAACTTCTTCGATCCACGCGCCCGGATCTGTGTGATCTGTAAAGAACTGAAGAAGAAGTCGGTTGTAAAGGTTAGCCTTCCCGAATTGAAGAGACAGGCTCAGAAGTACTTCAATGCCTATATACGGCGTAGAGATGAAAAACTTGGCTGCATATCATGTGGCAAGAAAATAGACCATGCTGGCCACTACATAGCCCATGGAGCGCACGGAGCCCTCAGGTACGATGAAGACAACGTCCACGGTCAATGTCAAAACTGCAATGTCTGGTTACACGGCAACTTACTTGAATATAGATTAAACCTAATCAAAAAGATCGGCCCCGAAAGAGTGGACGCTTTAGAGTTCCACCGCCATGACGTCAAGAGGTGGTCGCGTGAGGAATTAGAGGAGATTATCAAAAAGTATAAGCAAGCATACGAGGAAACAAAATGACCCCTCTATCATATATACAAACTTATTTGGAGAACCTATGAGTATAGATAAACATGTTGTCTCACTAGAGCTTGCCAAACAACTCGTAGCGGCGGGGATAGTAGTAGAGAGTGAGTTTTGGTGGGTAAATATTAGCGGGGAATGGTCGGTTTTCCCAAACTATAGACTTGAGGTTACAGGTACTAATGAAAAGTACCCCGCCCCCCTCAGCTCAGAGCTTGGTGAGTTGTTGCCAGTACAAATTACAATAGCAGATGAAACATTTTATTTTCTGCAAAATAAGGAGTTTGTTACCTATCACAATCCTAATGATGATGATGCAGACATTTGGTCTGAAATAGACGATACCGAAGCCAACGCCCGTGCCAAAATGTTACTCTACCTCAACTCACAAGGGCTATTACCAAAGGAGAAAGTATGAGTATAGATAAGGTACAAGAAAAACTAGACACCGTCTTAAATGCGCAGTTTAATAATGGTGGTATACCGTACGACTACCCTGGTAAAGATCCACTAACTAAGAAATCTAATTTTCGCAGAGACAAGATACTGGAGATACTTAAAGCAGAAATTGCTCAAGCAGAAGCTAGAGGGAGAGAGGAGAGGGACAGATACTGGCTTAAGAGAATGAATGACTTTGAAAGAATTAACAAATTACCTAAAGATAAAATAGCTGGTTGGAGTTGGCTAAAAACCCAATTATCAGACTTACTCACTAAATTGGGAGAGACAAAATGAAAAAATCAAGTTGTTGTAACTCAAGTTATACTTTGTGGATTGACGAAGGCGGACAAGCAGCATATCCAGTATGCGATAAATGTGGTAAGGGATGCAACATTAAAAAGGGAGTCAAAATGACAAATAACCAGGACACCTCATTTCATCGGGCAAACAACAAAGACTCAATATGTGTGTACTGCAAAACAAAGATTGGCATGGCTATGAAATGTCCTGGATGTGGACATATAGACCCTCCAGTTACTACCCAGGACACCTCAGTAGAGTGGGATAAACAACTGGAAGAATACCTAATGATGTATCACGACGCTGAAGAAGGGCTGATTGTTTTTAAGGAAGACTACAACGAGTTCTTTCAAGGATTACATTCTCTCCTCTCCCGAGCAGAGCAACGAGGCTACCTAGCTGGTAGTAAAGAAGAAAGAGAGAAGGTGTTGGAGATGTGCGAGGAAATGAAGATAGAAATACCAAGCCAGGTTAGTAATCCAGACTACGGGAAGACTTACAACCAAGCTCTATCAGACCTACAGTCTAGGATAAATAGGTTGACATAACATAACCGCCTATGATAAGCTTTAGATATTATAAATATCTGGAGGTACTATGAAAGTACAATACAATTACTCACAACTGGTTATGTTACCAGAAACAAACGAAGATGAAATGTTTGCCCAATCTCTTACTCGGTTGGTTTCAGCTGTCTCTAATCGTTTAATGGCTTGGTATGGAGATTGTGAGTTTGATGGTAAAGCCACAAGTGGGTATAAGATTTCATTTTTACCAGACAAACAACCAGGGATAGGGGTGGTTGGTAAAATGGGCGGTCTCGCTACCAGTAAAAAATACGGGAAAGCTCATTACCAAAAGCTCGCAGAGAATATGAACAAGAAACTAGGAAGGAATACAAGTAAAGAGAGTAATGGGAAAGAGGAGGAGGGGAAGGCATGAAAACAGGTGTACTAAAAAAAGCGAGCCTTGCAGTGTTCCCAGGACACCTATTCGGATATAGTGTTGGCTGGCTAAATGGAGCCAAGAGCTGGTGTTTTGTGTGGGGAAACTTCAAGAGTAGAGAGCAAGCTAATGAGGTACTAAAAAGAGAATATCCAGACCATGAAATTATCAACTATAGTAAAGAAAACCAACCACACCATAGACATAACCCAGGAGCCACAGTATGACCACCAACCCCCCTACAGAGACAGTAAGTGATGAGAAGAAAGTAGTTTGCAGTAAATGTGGAAAAGAGGAGTTTGTCGGTAATTGGAATAAACAAACCCAAGAGGAGCTTAAAAGTAGAAAGTTCTGCTTTGAGTGTAACTACTGGTATGAACTCTTTTTGAGGAAAGACGGAAAAGATGTTATTAGGCTTGATGGCATACATCGCTCTCTAGGAGAGGACAAACCAACCACTCCCGATAGGTTTAAGGGTAGTTGCGGTAGTAAGTTTGTAGTTGAGTTTATGGATGGTAGAGTGGTTACAACAACTGACCTATGGTATCAGGGAAAGATACCAGATGTGTGGAAAGCAGAGCTACCAGATAACGCTATTTCATTGAAAGGAGCAAAATGACAACCAAAGTTGAGCCTACGGTAGAGAAGTGGGAGGAAAGAGTAGTAGAACTACTCAAATCCTATATCTGGACAGCAGCAGGCCGTCCCGTAAACTTAGATAGATTTGACTATACAAAAATGATTAAACTTTTCCGGACCATCCTCTCCCACTCAGTCCAAGAAGCTAAAGCGGGGGAGGCTAAGAAAACAGCAATGGATATTATCCACTTACTTGATGACTTGGAAGTGAAACAGCCAGAGGACTTAAAGACTGATAACTGGAGGAACTGGAAGTACATCAGGAACTCTATTGTGGACAAGTACGGTATTCTCACTCAATTAAGAACGGAATCCACCCTCAATACAAAGGAGGAAGTATGATACTGAAACTTATTTGTTGGATATTCGGACACACGATTGTCTACCCATATCATCCATATGACCCGTGTGGATTATGTGGAAAGAGGTTTTACAGAGTGCGCGAGTCTCTATCGGAGATACTGGAGGAAGCATGAATAAGCAAGGACCATATACAGGGTTGACCGTCAAAGAGCTGATCCGCGACGCTGACGAGGCAAGGAAGAGCGGAAAGTTCAAGTGGCTTCAGGAGTACTGTCCTACCTGCCATGCCATAACTTTCGTGCCAGAACCAGAGGGTTATATGTACTGTCATAGTTGTGGGAGAAAGCGAAGTCAGTATGCGAAGACAAACCATATTGTTGACGCCGACAAAATGGTTGGATCGCCCTCAGACCCCGTAGAGGTGGAGTGTAAGCATTGCGGATACCCAATCAGCCAAAGAAATCCAAGTGGATACTGTGACCATCTCTACTACCCCAAGAATTGTACAACGTGCATGGTTAGAATTGCCCATGAGGAAAGCCCTGCCGTCTCTCCTAGTAGACAAGGGAGGGAGAGCACAGAGCACATGGGAGATATAGCATGGTGTGAATGTGAATGCCATACTAAGGGAACCCCTCAACCTAAATGTGATAAATGCTACTCCTCAGAATACGAGGAGAGTTGGGCAAGAGAGTTGGAGGAAATACTAGACAGTGGAGCTAGTAGAAATCAACTTGGCTCATTTCTCCACAGCATGATTAAAACTCTTCTAGAAAATGAGTATGTCAGTAAAGAGAAGATAAAGAGAGTTTTGCTTGAATCTACCTACATTAAAATGTATGCGAGAAAAAAGATACTTAAATCTCTAGGAATAGAGCCATGAAAAGGCTATTAGATTATCCCCTAACATACGCAATAATATTTTTACTGGCATTTATTATTTTTTTGCCCATTAGTTTGGTTGTTGTACCAATACTTGGAAAGAAAAGATATATGGATGGAGTTAAATACCTACTTAACTCTCTAGGACTAGGAGACTAAAGATATGAAGAAGATACCAACTATTGAAATAAGAGAGAAGGTAGTGTTTGAGTTTGGTTATTTTGAGAACGCCGAGAGAGTGGCTATGGCATTAAGTTTGGGTGGATATTACGTGCGGATAAAAGAAGAACAGGGTAAATATACAGTATTTGTTTATACGGACAGAGATTTATGACCAAAGATAACTGGATTAAAGCGTTTGATGAGTTTTTGCTTACCCTAGATATTAGGTTGTTGTTTAGTGATAGAAACAAGCTGGAAGCCTTCATCTCCCAAGTAGAAAAGGATGCCGAGCAACGAGGATATGACATAGCCAAGAGAGAGTTATCAGTTAAATATGGAGGGCAGGGATGAGTAACAACTCTAAAAAATTGTGCAAGAGATGCGGTAAACCTTATCCCGTTGATGGGGTAATGGTATGTCCTTGTCACCCCATGTTCTCTCCTAACTACGAACCAGAACCACCCATTGAGTTTAAGACTGAGAAGGACTGTCAGAGATTTATAGACTGGATGTATGTCAGTGAGGTAGAGAGAAAGATTGAGTTAAAGGATGCCATAGAGAAGACTAATAAGAGGTGGAGGGAGAGGATAAATAAGTACAAATCAAAACCACTAACTATGGAAACAATTATAGTGTTATCCGATTTACTTGAGGATAAAAGCTAACCACTAAAAGGAGATAGAGATATGAACAAAGTTAAAATAAGAACTGGTCAGATTTGGGCATCTAAGGACGATGGAAGGTTGATATTTATAGGCAAGAAACATGATGGGATGTCTTGGAATACCACAAACAATCTATCCCATGTAGTCCACAAAATGACAGACCTATCTATCCAGAAGCACTACAAGTTATTAGGAGATAACGAAGCAATGGGTAAGGAGTTAAAGGAAGTAGTTAGCGAGCAAGTGGTGGTTAAAAGCCTAACCAATGTTACTTTTAAGAAAAAGCCTTGGTATCTACCAAAACTGCTTCATAAATGGATTATTAAACAATTATTAGACGTACACGAAATTAAAATAAAGAATTTGACCACTAAATAAACAAATATGAATAAACTACAAGCCAAACTAATTAAATTACTAGGTGGTTATACAGAGAATGAACAACTGGATCAGTGGATGGAGCAAAGACTAAGGTGGCAACTAAGTAAAAAGAAACCACCAGTAATAGATATTTATGACGATTACACAGGAACTTATCAGATTAAAGTAAGGTTTATAAAGTAAACAAAGTGGAGGAAGAATGAAGCGTACAAGAAAAGTTACCCAAGTATATTATACGTGTGACATCTGTGGAGTTGAGTGCGACTCCCCACGTAAAGAAAGGAAATATCACGGCTGCCGAGACCATGCAACGGTCACTGACATGGCTAATAACATAATCGAGTACCACCATATAGACGAAGCAGCTGAGCTTCTTATCTCGAGGTATAAGGAAGTGAGTACGAAATGAAAATCGAGCTCATTGCAGACAGAATAAGCGGATCTGGACCTAAAAGTACGGATGGATCGTACCAATTAAAGCTAGATCTTGGAGAGTACATGCGACTCCCCTATGCTCAGGCAATTATGATCGAACCAGGGAGAGAAATAAAAGTAACAATAGAGGTAGAAGAGTAGAGGTGTATGGGTAGTCCTGCCGAGGAGAGGATTAAAGACATTATTGACTGGTTGCGGCTAAACCCAATGCTCCTCGTGGCAACCAAGCGGACAAAGATAGAGATTAACCTAAAGGGCAAAGAAGTTGGTGGATCAATCACTTCCTACCCCGAAGACCTAGAAAAAATGATATAATACCGATTAGATAGACGTTGTCTACCGTAATAGAGCGGCTATCCATTTACCTCTTTCGAGGGGTACTTGGGTGGCCGCTTTTTGCGTATCTGGAGGCTTATGACAGACGAAGAAGTGCGAGCCCTGTACCTTACAGGCAAGTGGAATAAGCAAGAGCTGTATATGCTCAAAGGAATCCCCCAAAAGCAAGTGTCACGAGCAACGAAGGGCCTAACTAGAGAAAGAATCGACCCGTTTTTCAAGTATTCAGATATTGAGTTCAAGGGAAAGGTAATTGAGAAATGAAATACAAAACAACATACGAAGATTACCTAAAACACTCTCACCACCGTATTAGAATCCGGGGAGAGAGGCGATGTGATATGTGCCGGGTATTGACTGGTAAAAGCGACCAGAGACGACCAGAGTTTAACGGAGAGTGGCAAAAGATCATTCATAAAGACCAAGACCTATATGAGTGGACTGGCGGTGAAATCCAAAAGGTGGACTACGAGTTTAACGACCGCGGAGACCTTGTCACAGTAATGAATACCTACGAACCTAAAAAGATGTGCACAACTTGCTATAAAAAGTATTCAAAAATATATAAAGGATAGCTATGAAAAGCAACGGTAGACCAAGCAAATTTACAGATGAAACTGTCAACCTCATCGAAAGCGCGTTTAAGGAGGGGTCAACTGTCACAGAGGCTTGCTACATCGCACAAATATCCAGAGAAACATACTATGAGTGGTGCGAAAGCCAAAAAGATTTTTCTGACAGAATGAAAAGAGCACAGGAATATCCCGATAACATCGCCAAAAGACTCATTGTGAAAGCCATGATAAAGGGTGACGTGGAAACAGCTAAGTGGTGGGGAAAGAATAAGATGCGAGAAGAGTTCTACGAGAAGAGTAAGAGCGAAACCGACTTGAAGGTAAAAGAGCTACCCAAACCACTACTGGAGAATCTGAATGTATCAGATAACAACGGCGCTGAAGAAGCTCAAAAAGCTCAATAAGCGAATCCGGGGAGTCCAGGGAGGAACCTCGGCAAGTAAGACAATATCCATTCTCCAGATACTCATCGACGAGTGTCAAAGAGATATGGCCCCATGCCTAACAAGCGTAACGAGTGAAACAATCCCACACCTGAAGCGTGGGGCTATGCGTGACTTCAAAAACATCATGCTCGAGCACAACTACTGGGATAGCACGAGGTGGAACGCTACCGACTCAATCTACACGTTCGAGACAGGTAGCCAGATGGAGTTTTTCTCGCTCGATATGCCGCATAAAGTCAGAGGTCCACGGCGCAAGAGGTTGTTTATAAACGAAGCCAACAATATCCCCTATGAAACATTCGACCAACTTGAGGTTCGTACTGAGGATGAGATATGGCTAGACTGGAACCCCGTTATTCCATTCTGGTGGCATGAAGGGAGCTCAGACCACATCGCCGTAATGAATCGAGAAGACGCAGAGGGTTGTATTCTCACGTTTAGAGACAATGAAGGACTACCAGAGAGCATCAGAAACTCGATTGAGGCAAGAAGAAGCAATAAAAACTGGTGGAAAGTCTACGGAGAAGGTCAGCTAGGAGAAGTCGAAGGCAAGATATACACAAACTGGGAAATAATTGACGCAGTCCCTGAAGAAGCCCGGCTGGTCCGGTACGGCCTTGATTTTGGGTATAGTAGCGACCCGGCAGCTATTGTATCCGTCTACAAGTGGAACGGTGGAATAGTTATAGACGAGCTTCTGTATAAGGCGGGAATGAAGAATGGCGACCTTGCTAACTTTCTTCTGCCACTACCAGAAGAGGTAATAATTGCCGACTCATCAGAGCCAAAGAGTATAGACGAAATTGCGGTATACGGACTTTCAATTATCCCAGCTACAAAAGGTCCGGGGTCAATCTCGCACGGCATTCAGTCAGTCCAGGCACGAAAGGTCTGGGTAACAAAGCGCAGCACAAACGTCCTCAAAGAGTATCGTAGCTATTTGTGGCAGACAGACAAAGACGGCAGAGTACTTACCAAGCCAGTCGAGTATATGGACCACGCGATGGATGCCATACGCTACGCAGTTAGTGATTTATTCCCATTAGAAGATGAAGCTATGGAGGTAAAACAAGATGCCCGCATACCAGGAACCTACGTCAAAAGTAGTGTTGATGAAGACGACGGTGACTTCTATACAGACAGGACAGCAGAGTGGGGAGAGTAAATTTAAACAAGATCTCCAGCTTTACTTTCCAGACCTATATAAATTCTGGTCACTATTTTCATTTGATCCGTTTTATCAGGAGGTACTTGAGGCAATCCTCAACATGGTAGACACAAACGCCTATGGGAAGGTTGAGATTATCTACCAAGGTGGAAAGATCAACTATGTTAATCAAACACGCCAAATGACTGCGAACAAGTCTCATAAGCCAAATAAATTGACACGATAGTCAAAAAGTGATTACGTTCTGATTGCTTCTTATAAACATGAGGCGCACCAGAAATGGGGCGTCTTTTTTTGTGGAGAAAACATGGTCGAAGTAGTACTAGTGCTCGTCATTCTATTACAAATGTACCTCGGATATGTTGAGCGCAAGGAATTAAACGACAGACTCATGGCAAAAAGTTTAGCCGAGTTTAAGAGCGAGCAAGTTAAAGATGAGGCAAATGCCCTGCCTGATGAGGACGGGACCATTCCTATCGAAGAAGCTGGAGACGAATTAAATGGCGAAAGTTAAAGAGATGATCGGGAAAATGATCAAACCGAGCAAAAAGGATAAAGAGGACAAGATCTTGCTGTCCAAGTTCGACCGCATGTGGAGTGAGTCTGAATCAGACAGGAAGAACTGGGACTACAAGTGGTATCTCTACGATCTTTGGGTTAAAGGCTACCACTACGCTAGATATGACACTCGGACCAAGCAGGTCATAAGCAAACCGGTAAATGACGGACGCCCAAAAGTTGTAGTCAATAAGATTTATCCGACACTTAGATCAGTCCGCAACTACGTTCTGAGAAATCAACCAAAAGCACAGGTCACTCCAGAGAACCTTTCAGAGGATACGCTCGACCAAGCCAACATGGCTACGAAATTCCTAAACTACATCCACGAGAAAGAAGGATTGAGGCAGAAGCTAAAAGGGACTGTGTGGCAAGCGCTCGAGTTTTCGATTGGGTGGTGGCAAGTAATCTGGAATGGAGAAAAGATCGAAGTCAACCCTATAGACACTTTTGACCTTTACTGGGACTCGAAAGCGCGCAATCCCAAAGAAGCTCGTTATGCCTGTATCGCCGTAAGGCGCAGAATCAAAGATCTCCTAGAAGATGAAAAATACGACAAAAACGAAGTCAAAGAGATAAAGGCAGACAACAAGTTAGCCTCCTCAAGCTATAAGGAGATGCTGCTTGCTTATGACTCTCCACAAAAAGGGCAGATGGGCTCGGGTGAAGATAATGGAACAACCATCGTTAAAGAGTTTTGGTACAAGGATGAGGGGAAAATATACGTCGCTGCGGTAGCAGGGGGGAGAGTTATCAGGCGCCCAGAAGAAGTTGATACGCCAATTCTCCCGTTCTTTAGACTTTCGGCAGACGTGATTCCTTTCTCCATGTGTGGTGAGGGATGGGTGAAAAACCTAATCGACCCCCAGAAACTTCTAAATTCCGGCATGTCGTCAATTGCTGAGTACAACCTTGTCATGAATAAGGTGAAAGTTATAGCTGATAAGGGGGCAGGGGTCAGAATCATTCGCAACGAACACGGTGAAATTATCGAAAAGAAACGTGGCTATAACCTAACTATCCAAAGTCCAGGAGTCATGAGTGAGGCTATTTTCCGTCAAGTTGACCTAGCTGATTCATTCATTGAAGACATTGGGGCGATGCACGACGCCTCTCGTGGCCGAGTACCAACTGGGGCAAAGTCTGGCCGAGCCATAGAAGCCCTCCAGGTTGGTGACTCAAACAACCTTTCTGAAGTTGTTGAGAATATCGAAGACTTCCTAGAGGACGTATATGAATACATACTCTGGCTTGCCTCTCAAAAGTATCAGGACATGCAGAAGGTAATTATCAACGATTACACTGGAGCTCGTCAGTTCCTGAACGTTGTTGGGTCAAGCTCGCCAGTTGCTGAGTCAATGGGCGAAAACATCCCCGAGAACACGCTTGTTATTACCGATAAAAACATTGTTGACGTAAAGATTTCGTCATACCTCGCCTACACCCCAGAAGCCAAGCGCGAGTCAGTTAAAGAGCTAATTAGTATTCTCCCTGACCTCCCTGAAGACGTAATTTTGGACGCATACGGAGTCGGGAATATCGCCGACGTAATCAAGGGGATTAGAGAGAAGCGCGAGCGTGACCGACAGGAACAACTTGCGGCCGAGACAGACAAAGCATCGCAAATGAACCAAGTAAACAATCCACAAAACGGTGGCCAAGAGGCTTTTGCAGCCATTAGGACCATCCTCAGTGGACAGGCTCCACAAGTACCAAACAACCCAGGGCCTGAGTACATCCAAGTTTTCGACGACCAAATAGCTAAAGCTAGGCAGGCGGGAGACGTATCCCCAGAGCAGCTTTCAGCGATGCAAACCTTCCGCGACCAAGTCGCTCAAGGCGTTGGTCGAATGTAGCTCTTTAACAAGTGAATAGGCGAGTGCATTGCATTGTGTGGATCTACACAACATCACCACACACTTTTTTGAATACAGGGTGTTTAACATCCACACGATCCAGTGCATTCGTCACTTTATTTAATTTACTCCAATCGTCTCATGGGACGTTAAACCATGTAGGAGAAATTATGGCTGATGAAGCTCAAGACGTACAGACAGTGGAGGAAACCACTACTACCTCGTCAGTAGATGAAAAACCAAGCGTAGAAACTGCCGAATCAAATCAGCAGGCTGCAACTGATACGGTGCCAGTTGAGAACCGATTGGCTGAGTACCAGAGGAAATACGCTAAATTAGAAAATAAGCTCGCAGAAATCGAAGGGAAGCTAAAGGCTCCTACCGATCAGGCTGTCGCTCCAGATCCGAAAGAAGAGGTTGTGAAACAACAACTAGATAAACTTCTGAAAGATATGGGCTACGTGAGTAAGTCTGATTTGGAACAAAAGGAAGCAGATAGACAAGTCGCAGAAACAATGAAGTCTCTTGAGTCGAAATACGACGGCAAGAACGGACTCCCCAAGTTTGATAGATCAAGTGTCCTAGAGTTCGCTAAAGAAAATCTGATTGGTAATCTTGAGGTTGCCTACAAACAGATGAATGAGGCGGCAATCATGGATGCACGGATCAAAGAAGCACTGGGTAAAACGAAGGGTGTCAAATCAGAAGTTTCGGACGGTTCAGGCTCTACAAACGTCGGAACAACCGACGATGACCTGAGATCTGCCGCCATGCAGGGCGATGCCGAAGCTAAACGGCTTTTGATCAAGCGCGCAATCTCATAAAGGAAACATTATATGGCCCAAGATAAAGCCATCAAAACCTATGATGTCTCGACAAATGTTCGTGACGTCACAGACATGATCAGTATCGTAGCTAATACTGAGGTCCCCTTCTATAACAGTTTGGGGAAGACGAAAGCTACCGCCAAATATCATGAGGCGCAATATATTAGTTTGACGACTGGGAGCTCGAACTCTCTCATCGAAGGTCAGGATTACACCCTCTCCATCGGTGGAGTTCCTTCTACCACTGGCAACTACACCCAAATCTTTGGGAAAGTTGCGTCCGTCAGTAAATCACAGATGTCCGTTTCAATGTACGGTGTCGATGATCTTCTTGCTCAAGAAGTTGAGTGGAGAATGAAAGAGATCGGGACCGACGTTGAAAAGGCCCTTTTGCAGGGAACTGGTAATAGTGGTGCCTCCGGCACTGCTCGTGAGTTGACTGGGGCATTGTCCCTCATCACGACCAACGTCGAAACTGGTACGGGGACAGGTTCTGAAACCCTCATCGAAACCATGTTTAACGACGAACTGCAACGAATCTGGACAGCTGGTGGTCGTCCGAAGAATGTGCTGGCTAACGCTTTCCAAAAGCGCAAAATCAGTTCGTTCAGTGGTAGCTCCAATACCAAACAAGTCATGTTCGAGAAGAAAGAGCTTATCAACGCTGTTGATACGTACATTTCTGACTTCGGCGTGATGGAAATTGGTTTGGACGCGTTCATGCCAACCGATAAAGTCCTTATCTACGATAAGAGTCTTTGGAAAGTTGCCATGCTTCGCCCCATCGTGGTCGAAGATTACCCCTCACAGGGTAGTTACGTCGCGAAGACGATCGAAGGTGAGCTCACCCTTGAGTGTAACAACGAAAAGGGCTCAGGCTACATCAAAGATCTCGCCACCTCGTAAAATACAATTGAATAGTCTTTTGACACAGAGAGCCCCCGCAAGGGGGCTTTTTGTTTGTATATGACTGATATATCGAATATAATATGTATATGGGCAATACCGAAGAAGTCGCAGATAGAATATCTCAAGACCTAAAGCTGCGTCTCTCACTTTCTCGAATCCTCTCTAAATACGACGAAATGTTAAAAAGGTATATCACTGCCGTATATGAGGACGAGGGGCTGAGAAAAATATACGACTCAATGAGACTTGCTGCCTCAGTAAGCAAAAAAACAAGTGACACAAGGCGCCTCGCGATAAAATACCCCAATCTCATTATTAGAAAATTCTTAGATGACGTCTTTTCTCCAAAATATGGCCCTGAATGGGCAACCGATGAGCCGACGCTTCGGAAGATCATGAGAAACGAAGATCTCATCAAGCCGTGGATTATCCAGCCACTATGAGAATCCTTCTAAACCTATACTCCTACGGGAAAGTTACGGGTTCAGAATTATACGTTTACGAGCTTGCACGCGAACTTTTGGCACTCGGGCACCATGTTGGAATAGCATCTATATCAACCGATATGGATTCTGAGCTTGTAGGAAGACTACAGCACGAAAACCTCGAGTACTATCAGCTTTGCGACATCAAAGATGAGTGGGATATTGTGCATTCTAGCCAAACTCAGTCTACGGAAATGGTAAAACTGCTCGTCACATGCCCAATTATCCAAACTATCCACAGTGAAGTGCTTGAAAAGTACGAGTCTCCCGTTGATGGTCTCTCACACTACGTCGCTATACGCAAAACAATCTACGATAACCTCGTCAAAAAGTATGGGAAGGAAAGAGTCTCGTTAATTTATAACGGAGTAGATCCGAAACGGTTCCACCCGTTCGGGAAACTATCCCGCGCCATCGCATTCCCCGGAACTGTAAACTATCTACGATCAAAAGCGTTCCAGGACGCTGCTCGGTATATGGAAGATGGGTACGAAATATACTACGTCGGTGAAGGTTGGGAGAATAAAACCGTAGGAATGACCCATTTTATGAAGCCTATATGGAATATAGAGAGCGTGTATAAAAAATGTAGTATGACTGCCTCAATTATGCTCGGAAGGACAACTATAGAGGGTTGGATGTGTGGACTCCCAGGGATAATTTACACTATCGACGATAAAGGGGGTATAGTACGCAAGACCATAAAGTACCCACCAAGCGATATAGACAGATACAGGTCTGATAATGTCGCCAAGGAACTTGTAAAACTATATGAGCGGTATGCAGGTAGACATATACATTCCAACGTACGGGAGAGCTGATAAGTTACCTGGTGTACTCGCAAACATCGAAAGTTCCACTAAATACCCCCATAGGGTAATCTTCATTCTCGAGTTAGACGATATACACTCAATTAGAAGAGTCAAAGAGCTTGGTCTCATCCCCGTTATAAATAGAAGATCACACACGTATGCTGGGTCTATTAACTCTGCCTGGGAAACGCTGCATTCAGACGCATTTTTCTGTGGTGCCGACGACCTTGACTTCAAGCCTGGGTGGTTAGAGAAAGCAGTGGAGGCAGTCGAGACAAATAAGCGAGTGATTGGGACGCAGGATCTCCACAACCAGGAAGTTATTGCCGGTCAGCATGCAACACACTATCTCGTGGTCGGGAGTTATATCGAAGATGGTTTGGGAACCATAGACGGATCATACCCTGTCGAGTTTGAGTACGACCACAACTGGACGGACCGAGAATTTATTGGTACGGCAAAGTTTAGGGAAGAGTTCAAGATGTGCGGCGAATCCGTAGTTGAGCATCTCCACTTTACATTCGGACTATCGCAGATGGACGCAACATACGAGAAATCGCGCAGACACATTTCCGAAGATCAGGCTCTATATGAATCAAGGAGGGACAAATGGGGAAGGCTGTAGTACTTGGGGGTAAAGGGTTTATTGGATCTAGGCTAGCAGCATTTCTAAAAGATAAGGGGTATTTTGTCCGAGTTGTAGATATTAGAGACAACGATGACACTCGAGAGTGGTGGAGCAAGGCAGACGAGATAGTAACAAGAGACCTAAGAAACTACGGAGACGCGATGCTGTCGGTTAGAGGAATGGATGTAGTTTTCCATCTCGCTGCCAACATGGGTGGAGTCGGATTTTTTACTGCCAATGACTACTATCCATTCTTTGACAACATGCGGATGTCTCTCAATGTCCTTCAAGCTTGCGAAAAAGAGTCAGTACCAAAACTATTCTATTCTTCGAGTGCATGTGTCTACCCAACCCACATCCAAAGAGACGTTAAATCAGTTCCAGCACTTAAAGAAGACATGATTTTCCCGGCAAACTCTGATCAGATGTACGGGTGGGAGAAGCTCATGACACTCATGCTCTGCCAAAGGTCTCCGGTAGACTGCCGCGTCGGGATATTCCATACAATCTTTGGCGAAGGACAGGAAATAACTGGGGACAGAGTTAAATTCCCGCCAGCAATCGTTTCTAAGGTAATCGAAGCTAAAAAGACGGGAAAGCTCAAGATTTGGGGAGATGGGTCGCAACTGAGGACCTTCTTATATATCGAAGATGCGCTCAATATGATTCATGAAGTTGTAACCATGCCTAGAGAAAAGTATCTTGGGCCTGTGAATATAGCAGCTGAAGAGGTTGTATCGGTAAGGGAAATCGCCGAACACTTATGCTCATATGCCTCTATCAGCCCTGAGTTTATCTATGAGTCTGACAAACCGTCTGGAGTCCTAGCCAGGGGAGTAGATCTTACAAGGTTCCACTCATACTCTCCATACACACATCAGTACACAACAAAGCAAGGATTTGAGCGGCTCTACGATTACTTAAAGGATAAGGGATGAAGATATTATCAACTCCAGTAGATGTGAGTGCGTGCGGTCACTACAGAGTCAGACAACCACTTCATGGACTCGAGAAGTATTGTGGCGACATTATCCACATCTACGACGAGAAGAAAGACAATGTTCAGGACTTGATAAAATCACTTCCTTACTTTGATTACATCATTATGCGACCTGGAGCAGAGTTGTTTATGACCAGGGTAAAAAACATCCCTGAGTTCGCGAATCTAAAGGCAAAGTGGATACTCGACATTGACGACAACGTAGATTTAATCTCCCCATACTCACAGTTTTACGCAAGCTACGGCACGAAAGAGATCTACCACGAAGGTAGACCACTCTGGGTAAACGGGAAAGCGGGATTTGATACCATGAAAAATATCAAAACGCTCACTTCTCTTAAAGTTGGGATGCGTAGTGCTGATATAGTGTTTGTAACTACAGAAAAACTAGCAAGTCATGCTCGAGAATACAACAAAAATATCTATGTAAACGACAATTCCATAGACCTTGATAACTGGTGGAGATTAAATAATACTGGAAATAAAACACTACGGGTAGTGTGGCAAGGATCTCCTTCCCATTATGAGGACTGGCTTGCAATTAGAGAGCCTCTAAACAAGCTTATGCGTGAATATAATCTTGAAATTATAATGCTCGGCTCGCAGTATGGTGGAATATTCGACGAAGACAATAAAAGTAGGGTGAAGGCAATGCCGTGGGTCCCATTTGAGGCTCACTCATATAGAATGATGAGTCTACAGGCAGACCTCGGAATCATTCCCCTCGCAGACAGTGGTTTTAACCAGTACAAATCAGCGATAAAGTGGTATGAAAACGCCGCGGCCGGTATCCCAAGTATCGTTTCTAACATTTCTCCGTATAAAGATGTCATTCAAGACAGCGTCACGGCGCTCGGTTATAAAACTCCTAAAGAATTTTATGCCGGAATGAAGAAGCTGATTCTTGACCGTCAACTGAGGAAAAATATTGCAGAAAGTGCCTATAAATGGGTAAAATCAGAAAAATCTCTCGAAGTGGAGAGTAATAAACTCCACAACTACTTATCAGAGAGGCTAGACGCTTTGACAAAGCAAATCAAAAGTGATTAGGTAGGCTCGTCTCTAGTTATTTGGGGCACTCGAAAGAGTGCCTTTTTTGTGGGAGAAAAATGACGACGTGGAGTGAGGTTACAGACAGACAGACCGCTTGGATAGGCGAATCTGGGTATATCAAAAACCTCATCGTCGGAACTCCCATAGGGCTACTTTTATCCCTTACCTATCCACAGGACAGGAAATCTTGGGGTTGGGAGGGACAAAGCAATATAGAGAATGGCTGGAGCGGAACCGTTATACATACTGATTGGTCAGACATAAGCCAAGATCAGACAATTTGGAGCTAATATGGCAGACAACGTACAAGTAACCCAGGGAACAGGAACATCCATTGCAACTGATGAAATCTCTGGAGTACAACACCAGAAAGTAAAGATAGAGTTTGGTAATGACGGCTCGGCTACGATGGTGTCCTCTGATAACCCATTGCCAGTTTCGGCAACAATCGACACTGCTGGCCTTGCAACAAGCGCGAAGCAAGACGATATTATTACGGCCATCGACAATATAAGTGTCTCAGTAGATACAACTGGCCTTGCTACTGACACAAAACAAGATGCCGGCAACGCTTCACTAACTTCAATTGACGGGAAAACCCCATCCCTTGGCCAAGCTCTTGCGGCGGCATCTGTCCCTGTAGTTTTGCCAGCAGCACAAATATCAACTCTTACACCTCAGACTAACGCGCTTACAGATACACAGCTTAGAGCAAGCGATGTAAAAATTACGCTTGACGGAGAAACGGTCCCGGTTACGGGGACATTCTGGCAAGCTACTCAGCCAGTCTCGGCTTCATCACTTCCGCTGCCCACAGGAGCTGCAACCGCAGCAAAGCAACCGGCGCTTGGAACTGCCGGGACTCCATCAAGTGACGTAATCTCTGTCCAGGGAATAACATCCATGACCCCACTCAAGACAGATGGATCAGGAGTTACTCAGCCAGTCTCAGGAACGGTAACCGCGAATGCAGGAACGAACCTAAACACCTCCGCGCTCGCTTTAGAATCTGGTGGAAACCTTGCAGCTATTAAAGCTAAAACTGACAACATTCCTGCTCAGGGTCAGGCACTAGCTGCGGGCTCACTACCTGTCGTCCTCCCCGCCGCCCAGATCACGACTTTGACCCCTCCCTCATCTGTAGGGATCACCTCAATCGCCGCAGGAGACAACAACATTGGGAATGTAGACCTTGCCTCTGCATTGCCAGCTGGATCGGCCGTAATCGGTAAGGTCGGGATTGACCAGACTACTCCAGGGACAACGAATCTTGTTGCTCTTTCTGCCGAAACCACTAAAGTCATTGGAACAGTGCGAGTAGCCTCTGGTGGGATTGCCTCAGGTGCAATCGCCTCTGGAGCAGTTGCAAGCGGAGCGGTAGCGTCAGGAGCTTTTGCTAGTGGATCTATCGCAAGCGGTGCCTTGGCCTCTGGATCTATAGCCACAGGAGCAATCGTGGATGCACTAGCTGATGACTCCTCCTTTACAGTAGCCACCTCAAGAGTATTCCCAAATGGACTAATGGCTGACGAAACCGCTACGGACTCAGTGGATGAGGGAGATGTCGGGGTCCCCAGAATGACTCTAGACAGAAAAACGATAGTTACTACATATCCCCATACTGCTGGGGGGTGTGATTTATTTAGATCTATAGACCTCGACGAAACAGAGGAAGATGTAAAAACCTCAGCCGGGAATCTATATGGATATTACTTTGCCAACACTACAGCTTCAGCTCGGTACCTAAAACTCTATAACGCAACTGCCGCCAATACAACCGTCGGAACCACAACTCCAATCGCCACCTTCTATCTACCGCCGACATCTGCTGGACATGTCGGCTTGCCTTACCCAATCTCATTTGCCACAGCTCTTTGTGCTGCTGCGACAACCGGCGTAGCAGATAACAACACGGGTGCTCCAGGCGCAAGCGACGTACTCTTTATGGCTTGGTATAAGTAGTATGGCTGTTTCATTTACAAATCTAACTAAAGGAGGAAACGACAGCGCGGCCACGTCGTTTGCAACCGCCTCAATAACCCCAACATCAAACAACCTAGTTCTTGTGGGAGTAATGAGTAGGCGGGGTGATTCTACCGAGCCCACGGCTCCGTCTTTGTCTGGGTGTGGTTTAACTTGGGAGAAATTAGATGAAATATATTTCGACACGACTGGAACAAGTAGAAGAAAGTTCAGTATTTTTCGTGGACTTGGGGCGAGCCCGACATCGGGAGCAATTACGATTAGCTTTGGGTCTGAAAGCCAAACTGATTGTGGATGGGTTGTCGATCAGGCTTCTGGGATAGATACGTCTGGAACAAATGGGAGTGGCGCAATAGTGCAGTCTGCCAAGGCAAAAGATGAGACCATCACAAATACAGTTATTACAGCAACCCTAGCAGCGTTTTCAAGTACTGATAACGCAACCTATGGGATTTACTCCGAGTCAGACTCTGCACATAGAATCACTCCTGGAAGCGGGTTTACAGAACTTGCAGAAGCGAACGACGGGACTCCATTCCTAGGAGGGATAGTACAAACCCAGTGGAAAAGCACAAACGATACAAGTGTTGACTGGACTTCCTCTGGAACGATTCAAGCTGGTGTGATCGCCATTGAGATAAAAGCCGCAGCCACTGCCACAACCACACACCACCTAGGATTACTTGGAATAGGGGCGTAGCTTATTCTCCAAAATATCGCACGCATCCATCCAGTCGTAGCTTTCTTCAAACTTATCAAACAATTTACTTGCACACTGGCAGCTTCCAGGCTTTATGTGGCCGCTTCTCTCTGTTTCTAAACAAGTTGACCACGCGATTTTTCTCATAGAGTTATTGTTTGTTTCATGGAAAATAACTGGGGAAGCAAATAAAGAAACTAATAATAAAAACACTATATACGCGAACAATTTCATACAAAATATATTTTACATCTGAAAAATGAAATTGACACATCCACATAAAAGTGATTAGGTAACGACTGACTCAAGTAATTACGAGGCGCACCAGAAATGGCGCGCTTTTTTGTATCTATAAGGACGTTATGGCAACTAAAGCGAATTTGGTCGTTGACTTCAAAAACATGATCGGTCCTGCCGGAAAGGGATCAGAAGTCTCTGATAGTGGGATCACGCTCTGGCTAAACGACGCAAAGGACCGTGTAGCAGCGGCAATCCAAGAGACAATCCCTGACTACTTTAATAAAAAAGTAACCGCCTCATCTCTGGCTGGACAGGGAGAATACGAGCTACCGAGCAATTTCGAGAAGATTGTTATGTGCTCAGTCTCATACGATGGGACAAACTTCATTAGAGCTAAAGCACTCAATAACATCGGCCAAGCTCTTGATGTGAGTCAGAGCCAAAGTGTGAATTTCAACGTCGCTAACCCATTTTACTATATCTCTGGCGACCTGATTGGATTTCAGCCTGTATTTTCAACTACTTTATCTAACAACATAAGAATCTGGTACGCGTATCTACCGGCGGATATGTCTAACGACACAGACGAGCCAGACATCCCAAAAAGATTTCACAGTTTGCTCAAGTACTGGGCGTACGCAAACTACCTCGATCAAAATGACGAACACGTCGCGGCCGAGCGCATGAGAATTCGCTTCGACGAAATGGTGGAGAAGGCTGTCGCCCAGCTTTCAGATAGAAACGTAGACACCCCCAGATCAGTCGAAGTAGGAAGCGATATTCAGGGACTATACGTCAATGAGTGGGAATAAAAATGGCTAACTTTTCTTCATACTCTCACACAAGCTACTCTGGTGGCCTAAATAACGCCGGATCTCGTCGAAGCATAGACCGCAAACAAGCGTCTTTACTAGAAAACTGGGATATTTCGTATCCTGGTAGGCTGATGACTCGCCCTGGACTTACAAAGGTCGGGGGGACACTCTCAAATATTCCCAAATCTCTCATTGTTTACAGACAAAAGTCAGGAACAAATTACCTTATAGCCGACGATGGAACTGATATTAAGTACTTGAATAGCTCTACATGGACAGATATTGGCAATTTATCTGCATCTGAAAACCTCGCCTATGCAAACGTCATTGTGAATGACAAAGTTTATGTTGGCAGTGAAAATAACGCGCTTCAGTACTGGAACGGAACGGGCAACTTTACTGCTGTGGGCGGGACTTCAATTTCGTCAAACGTCATGCTTTGGTATCAAAACCACCTTTTCCATCTGAATAACGTCAATGTGAGCTCTACAAAATACCCAAATCGTGTCTACTGGTCAAACTTCGGAGCTCCTGAGACCTATACGACTGCTTCTGACTTCATCGAGCTCCCCGGAGAAGGCCGTGCAGTAACCATGAACGTACTCGGAAACTCTCTCGTGATATTCAAAGAAGATTCATACATGTTTTTATCTGGTTACGGATCTTCTAGCTGGGCAATCAGCGCATCGTCAACCTCAATCTCAAACACTGACGCCTCAGTTGGATGTGTTGCTCCGAGGGGGACGGTCAGAGTTGGCGCCAACGAGCTCTGGTTTATAGATAACCAAGGATACGTGAGAAGAATCACTGAGTCTACCTACGGATACGAGTCAAAGGTTATGAGCGATAACATCGACCTCTCTCAGATTACGGTAAACGGCGTAAAAGTAGGCATTGACCTTGGAAAGCTTTCAAACTGTATAGCTTGGTACGACGACAACAAAGTTCACTTTGCACTTACTGCCAATGGGTCGTCATATAACAACGTTGATTTGGTATTTGACCGAAACGCCAGCGCTGATAATGGTGGTAAAGAGGCATGGACAACCTACACGGGGTGGACTATTACCGCGATGACGTCATTTGGTAACGCTACAAACCCAATTTTATATATTTCCTCAAGTGACAAAAACATTTACAAGGTAAGCGGTGGAGATGACAACGGAGTTGCAATTGCCGCTCGATGGGACGGTAAAAACGACGACTATGATAAGCCTGAGCGGTACAAAAAATATGCGTATGGGTACATTTTCTCTCAAGCTCAGGTAGATGAAGACGTTACCATTCACTCGGCCATAGACGGTCAAGGATTCTCTCAGATTGGGACCTTTAACCTAAACAATGATGGGACAAGACTGGGCCCGACAGGAACCGCCACGATGGGCCCTACGGGAGAATTTATTCTTGGTGGATCAGAAGACCTAACAAAAAAATATTACTACTCAGATGGAGGTGGGACGATCACGGGGAAAACCGTGTGTATGTCCATTAGGACCTCAACACACAACCAGCTCTATGTAGATAACTTTACAAATCATTTTGCTCTTCGGAGCCTTAAATAAGGAGATATATGGGAACAATAACACTCGGTAAACAATGGTCAGACAATGAAGCCGTAAATTATAACGATATGAACGGCAATTTCACAACAATATATTCGTTGGTTAATGGAAACATTGACAACGACAACATAAAGTCGGGAGCTGGGATCGCCACATCCAAGATTGCCTGGAGTACTGGAACGTGGGTAAGGTCTATTCTTTCGCTCGCAACCGCCGACATTTCTGCCGGGACTGGTAAGGATGAATTTACCATCCCCGCAACCGTTCCTTCTGGGAAATTTGTGGTCGAAAGTGTTGAACTCGAGTTAGATCAGGCTCCTGGAACATCAAAGACCCTAACTGTCGACGTAAACAAAAATGGGACAACCATCCTTTCGTCACCAATAACAATTGAGAATACAACGTCAACACTCATTTCGACTGGAAATACTCCAAGTGTGACAACCATGTCGGCGGGCGACAGATATACGTTCGACGTTGACACGGCTACGTCTGGTATTACAACCACCAGATGCCGAGTAAACATAATTATCAAACAATACATTCAGACGGCATAATATGGCAAGCACAATAGCTCGAGACTCTATAAATAATGGAACGGGTGGGACCGGGACAAGTTTTACCTATTCCCATACATGTTCAGGGAATAATAGGGTACTAATTGTGGGAGTGCGCGGTGGTGGCGGAGAAGGAGATAAAGTTTCTGGAATCACTTACGGTGGAGTGGCGCTAACTAGAATAGATAAAGCATTCACACTCGGGGGAACCTCTGGAGAAATGGCGGCGTTATGGTATATCAAAAACCCTGCATCTGGCACAAATAACGTAGTTGTAAGTATGTCCTCTTCTGGATTTTTGGAAGTTGGGAGTGTTTCGTATAGCGGAGTTTACCAAGTAAATCCAATTGACAACTCAACGATTAAAGAGGTAACGACAGATGCTGCGAGTGCGACAACCGACTTATCAGTTGGGAATCAGTGGTGCTGGACCGTATTGGTTGGGAAAAACTCTGCTTACGATATTGCGGCAGGAACTGGATCAACGCTCACGTCAAACCTGAATAGTGGCGGGGCAAGAATGGCCGATAGTAATGGGTTTGTGACCAAGGGAACTGTCAGTATGACTCTTAACCGCACTGGATCAGGAGCCTCATCGAAATGGGCTATAGTTATGTGCTCGATTCGACCGTTACCAGAAGTTAGACGAACAATGTTTATATAAGGAGATATATGGCATTACTTACAGGAGAAGAAGTACGGGCACTTGGAATGAACCCAGACTCAATGGTGAGTATCGGGGGAAAGTATGATGTCTCTGGGGGGAGCAATGGAGGATTCAGCCTAAATTCACTGATGGGGACTTTTAATGAAGCCTCTGCGGCGACCGATAGATACATAAATCAGCTCCTAGACTCTGCCGGAGGTGACCGAGACTTTGCTATTAAACAACTCAAGGCAGCCCATGATAAAGCGGTTGGTAGCGATGATACGGCAACCGCTCAGTTCCTAGAGAAAGTAGCCTCTGACCTAGAGTCAAAGATTGGTCGTATTCCCTATGACTACCAAGTTGGTGTAAGCCGTCTCGAGAGTAAGGCAAACACAGCACTCGACCGACTATCAGAAGATGAGAAGGTATGGAAAGCCGATAAGGCGATTTCAGACAACCAAGCAAAGGTAGATCAACAAGAGTCACTCTCAAAACGAGGGATTCTGACAGGGACACGCGATGGTGCAACCGGTCTCGCTGGAGTCGAAACTAAAAAGCTCGATGTAACGCTACAAAAACAAATCGACGCGTACGACAGGGCTCTGGGAAGAGGTCGCGCAGACGTAAATACCGAACTCACTCAGGGTAAAGAGGACCTCACAACCGCCGCGCGTCGCGGCGTACAAGATACACAGTCTGATACTCAGTTCGGGACAGAAGCTGCTCAGCGTAAATACGAAGCTCAGAAGGCCGAACTCGAGCGCCAACGCGCACTTTCTAAGCTACAAGCTAAATCACAAACACTCGGACTATACCAGGGAGCATAATGATTTTTAACTCTGATACCACTACCAACAGAATATCTGGCAACGCTCAGTCCATCGAAGAGCAGAACAAGCTTATGTTGGAGGCGATTGCTCGTGCATCACAGGCAAACACACAAAACGAGTCCCAGAATCAGCCAAGCGAGCTCCCAGCATATAACTTAGACACTCCGACCGATACGCAATCGGCTCAAACATCTATTTTACCCACGAAAGCTCAGATTACCCAGAAATTCGGCAACTACAACCCTGGGATAGAGGTATTTAATAAGTCTGGTGTGAATACGGGGGTAGACTTTGGTGTAAAAGAAGGAACGCCGCTCGCCCTGCCTCCTGGTAAGTGGAAAATCATGCAGGCCGTGTCAGGTGCAAGCGGGAAAGGGTATATCGGAAACAAACAAAACTCGGGGTACGGCAACTCAATCCTCGCAGTTAACGAGCAGACCGGTGAAACACTGAGATTCTCTCATTTATCAAGCGTCAAGGTGCAGCCGGGAATGACTATCAACGGCGGAACTGTAATTGGAGCATCTGGAGCGACTGGAAACGTCACCGGTCCCCACCTAGACCTCGAGTATAAAGATCAAGCTGGATTATACAAAGACATTATGAATAGCCCATACGCTAAATATTTATTTGGTAACGGGTAATAAGGAGATATATGGCAGACGATATTTTGACACAATTACAGGCTTTGTCTGGAAACTACAGTAAGGGAGCAAACGACATGCGCTCATTCGCCGATAGATTGCGCGATGAAAGGCTAAAAAGGGCTGGAGTTGTTCAGCAGTTTGACCAAGCGACAAGATCTAGCGACCCTTATACGGGAAACGGCGGAGTTGCACTTGACCCAAACAAAGTACTCTCGGCAAGATCTGGATTTTACGACACTATTGCGAACTTTCTTTCTCCCTACTCTCCAGAAATGGAGCTAAAGGCGCGCGCAACCGCAGATTCATATGGCAAGGACCAGGCTGATATTCTTACTCAGATCTACCAACTCGGGCAGAAAGACAAAGAGCTAAATGCGAAAACTGATGGGACTACTGTTGATGATCTTCTCAAGAGGCGCAAGGAACTACTAGACCAGGGCTTAGATACATCCGAGATAGATAACGCCCTTGGACTTGAGAAGACTATTGGTAAGGACGAGATTCAGGGCGTCGACTTAATCAACTCGATTCTCGGAAAAAATATATCTGGAGCCGCTGGACTCATCCATGTAAAGGGAATAAGGCCGTACGAGACTCAAGATGTCCGCAATCAGCTAAAACAACTAAATGCGATCTTACAGTTAGCCTCAGTTGGAAAATTAAAAGGTCAAGGTCAAGTGTCTGACGCTGAGCGAGCGCTTCTTTCAAGTGCTGTAACCGACCTTGGTCTAGATGAGAAGGGTAATACAGGACTGAGTGACGCCCAGGTACGCGAAAAGCTCGTCAAAATCAGAGCTGCGCTTGCCAAGAAATCAAATGACCCAAACTACATTCGGCAGTACGCATTAGAAGATCAAAATAGTCCAAAACCATCGGGAACCTCAGGTAAAGCTGATCCGCTTGGAATAGGGTTATAACAAGGAGACATATGGCCACGTATGCAGACATCGGACGAGCAACTAAAGCAAAATATCCAGCTTATGAAGGTAAATCTGACGAAGAGGTGGGTCGCGCAGTTGTGCAAAAATATCCAGAGTATAAAAGTAGGCTAAATACAAATAGTCCTGTTCAGAACATTGCAGGTTATCTTGGGCTAAAAACTGCACTAGATAATACGGGTGCGATCGCGGCCACTCCCATGATAAATAAACATACCGATGAATTTGCAAAAAGTAGTCAAGAAGCCTACAAAGCTTCAAACTCACTCATTCAGCTTGCAAAGAAAGAGACAGACCCAGTGCGTAAAAAGGCTCTTCTAGACCAGTCTCGATCCATTATGGATGGGGTCAATCAAAAATCACAAGAGTTCAGTCGTAACCTCACCAAACTCCAGGATACTGCTGGTATCACAGAAAAAGACTTGGGGAGATCAAACGTAGAGTTTGCCGCTAGGCGTGGAGCAGGTCAGACTGCTGAGCTTGCGGCGTGGTTGCTTCCCGGAATGGTTGGAGGCAAGGCTGCTAGTGTTGGTGGGCGCGTGCTACAGGCTGCTGAGCGAGGCGCAGTGGCTGGTGGGTTACAGGGAGTTGCTGGTGCAGCTAAAGATAGCGAAAATGTCCTAGACGCTGTTAAACGACTCGGAGAAGGCGCTGCTCTTGGCGCCGGGACTGGAGTAGCGTTGCAGGGAGTGGTAGAGGGTGGCGCAAAGGTTGTCGATGGAGTTAAATCAGCGTCTCCTTCAATCAAGCAAAAACTTGTAGATGTTTATCGCGGAACTCTCAAACAAAATATTGCTGATCAAAAGTTTTACAAACAGTACGGAGGAGAAGGAAAGGTCGTAGAAGACGTGATCAAGTACAAACTCCCCATTACTAAAAACGCTGTCACAAATGAGTTGTACAAGTTTAAACCAGAGTACGACAAGATAATTAGCGCTGAAACCGACTCACTCCAGCAACAAGGGAAAAGAATCAACCTCTCACAGGCATTCAAGAGAGCTGAAGCAGCCGTAAAAGAAAAATACGGGCATGACGAGACTCTTCTAAAACAAGCGCAGGGATGGTTTGACGCGAATTCTAAGTATAAAAACATGACAAATGCTTTACCTAAAACGTCTAACGAGCTCAGGAAAAAACTTGACCAGAAAGTTGGAGACATTCTTACGTCTGAAGCAGCACCGGCAGACGCTGCTCGAAAAGCTTTTGCGTCTGAGCTGAGAAAAGAGTTTAAGAATATGGCTTCTAGTGAGACAAAAGATGCGATCCAAAGGTATCATTTACTTTCTGGACTTTCAGATGCTATGCAGGTAGAACCTAGGGCCGGGATTGTCGAGGCCACTCTTGCAGGCGTATCTCCACTCAGTGGGCTTGGCAATGTCGCCGAATTCTTAGCAGGGAAAATACTTAGGTCTCCTGGAACCAGAAGGCTTGTCTCTACTACTGGGATAAAACTTGCAGAAAACGTTCCTCAAACATCTGTAAACATTTCAAAAATAAACCCGAGTGTAGTCATTAACCCTTCCATCGCCGCGCTTCAAAGGGCAATAGACAACGAAACGAAATCTAAACAATCTAGAAATATGCTTCCCTAGCGATCTTCTACTATAAAGAGAAATCTAAGAACTGGAGATAGTACTTTCCATAGTAACTTAAACGGATAAGTTGCCACCGAGAAAATAAGTTTGGCCAGTTTTGCCATTGTTACCGTGGAACCGTCTGGATTATCTCTTGTATACGCGAACAAGAGAACCAAAACAATGGCTGAAAGCGGCGTTAAACCTAAAATGGCTAGTAATGGCATAGATTTTTATTCCTAGTCTTCATCGACTTCTGAAAGATGATCTAAACCTCTTATTTCTTCTTCAGTAAGAGGGGCGTACTTTTTTTGGTTCTTCGGATTTTTCTTAAATCCTCCGTCGAGCCACTTGAGAACCGTATGTTTCCAAATAAAGTCGCCGATGTAGCAAATAAGAATAAGTTGGCACACGAACATTACAACTTCCATATACTCTACATTCTACATTGCTTGTCAACTCCAGGCTAAAACTGCTATTTGACATTCTGTCGTAAAGTGATAATGTTGTTTTTGATAAGCGTAGTCCTATGCAATGGAGCGGTTATCTATACACCTCTAACAAGGGGCGTTATAGATGGCCGCTTTTTTGTTGTTTCAACGCTTATCTGACATTCGGAAAGACGGGGGGACAACAAGTTGCGGGAACCGAATAACCTCTTTGGGGTGTTGTTGTAAGCGGTTCCAGCAGCACGACACCATCCCAAGGGGTTTTTCGTATTACCCCGCACTTTGACATTTGAATACTTAGTATAGTCCTCCTGGTATGAGTAGCTGTACTTGCTACGGCTCATGGTGGTCGGAGAAATCCACAACCTATACTAAGTATTTAGTTGTTAAAAACTAACGGCAGGAACATGGGAAACCAAGCGGGGGCCGTGAAACCGCAACATCGCCTCTAGCAGGTGTAAAAAGCTAGGCCAGACTCAGAGGTAACTGAGAACACGTGTTAAAAATGGAGAGTACCACTACTGAAACAGGAACGTTGAGCGCGAGCTCCGGCGGGTTTTCTTGTTTGCTCTCCAGACTAGGACACATACAAGCCAGATCTAGAGGTTATATAAACGACTTCTTCGAGAGACTCAGTAAAAGTTGACTATTTGTAGTCTAAGTGATTACGTAGCGTTGTCTCTTTGATTCTATGAGGCGTGTCGCAAGGCACGTCTTTTTTTGGAGGTTATATGGCATGTAGGGGTGGAAAGAAGAAAAAGAAATGATCGAAATACTCTCTCAGCGCGACACGCGATGGTCGGGGGTAAAACTCGGATCTTCGAGTGTAACTATTGGGACCCACGGATGCACCATAACGTGTATTGCCATGGCTGCTGGCCTTACTCCTGATGAAGTAAACTCGCGCCTTCTGAAAGTAAACGGGTACGCAAGTGGCAATCTTGTAATCTGGTCAAAGATTAGCGAGGCAATTCCGACCCTCTCAAACGGAATACGCTCGAACGCATATGACAACGACAAGGTAAAAGAGGCAATATCAAAGAATGGATTTTGTCTTGTTGAGGTAGACGGAGCTCGGATCGGAGCCTCACGCCACTGGTGTCTATATATAGGTAACGGGCAGATGCACGACCCGTGGTTTGGAACTCAGAAATCAACGTCGTATTACCCCCCTGTCGGGTACGCGGTTATAGACCGCCTTGTTCCAGCGACACAATCGCAGTGTGAAAAAGACCTCGCCGAACAAAGACAGCAAGTATCGAACCTTCAGACTCAAGTAAACGGGCTCCTCAATGATATTGCGGGCCTGAAAGGAGCACTATCTGCAGAAGAAACTAAAAATGGTACCCTGGGCGGACGCATTCAGGAACTTACAAAACAAAACGATGATCTTTCCTCACAGCTTGGGTCTGCAAATAGCACGATTCAAGCTCTCACTTCTAAGGTGGAATCGCTCAACGTTATTGTGGGACAGTATCAGAAGGAAGACGCTGTACAGATAAAAGACCTTCGCGACGCTCAAGACAAGCAAAAGCTCGTCGAAGACCAATACTCTCTCACCCTCTACGAAGCCGAAGAAATCCTCAAGCTCCAGCATACGAGCGACGCGCTGCAAGTCAGGGCAGTCGCGGTCCTGGACGCACTACAGAAGCTCAGGGACGGCAAGGAGAAACAACTCAGCGTGAATGATTACCAATTCTTACTCGTTATAGGAGGAAATGTTATATGGCAAAAAAGACAGTAAGTGAGTCCATGTCGCTCATTAAAGAAGACATGAAAAAGATACGGAATGGTGCGATTATCGCTGTCGCCGGAGCTGTCTTGACCTACGCAACCAAGTGGGTGACAGGCATCAGCTTTGTCGTAACTATCGACTTTAGTGTGCTCGATGTTTATTCAATCCACCATATCCTAGACTTCACACCCATGATCGCGGCTGGGTGGGCAACAGCAGTCAACGTGATTAGAAAGTGGGTCGCCTCGACTCAGTACTAAAAGTGATATGTCCATTGCCCAAGACATTAAAAAGAATCCTCTCCCATGGCTTCTCCAGGCCATTTCTCTTGCAGCTCTTGTGGTTGCTTTATACATTACTACTCGTCTTGCTCCTCTTTCGGAAAGTATAAGCAACCTCACAACACGAGTGGGGGCGGTCGAGCAGATAAACCGTGATAACCGGGAATACTTTGACGATCTTATCGAAGTCAAAGGAAAAGTAGATGTAATTCAGAAAACAACTGATCGCATCGCCGAGAAACTAGGGGTCATAAAATGATTCCCCCGGAGTATCTAGCCCATACTCCAGAAATCATCGCGACCATTGGGACCCTAACTATCGCGCTCGCTTTTTCCCTGAAAACTCGGAAGGAAATCGGGAAAAGGGATAAGTGGACGTGCCAGGACTGCGGCAATAAATACAGAGATGGATTCATGGTCCACGCCTCTCATTTTAATCATGACCGATCCCTCCCAATATACGACTCCGCAGAAAACGGCCGCATCCAGTGCGTAGACTGCCACCAGGCATTCCATGAGCTCCACGTCGGCAGCGCAGAAGAAATCGGGATGAGCGAAGAAGGGAACAAAAAAGCGATCGAGATACTCGAAAAGACTGAAAGGGGGATCTATGCAGACAATTCACACTGAGGGCCCAGAATACTACGGCTGGGGGCAAGTATTTTGCCAGACCTGTAAAGGTGGAAAAGGAAAGGAACTCGCTAAAGAGTACTACGGCTATGACAATGTCTCTTTGACCGTCGCCCAGATAGGAACACTCGTAAAGATCGCAGAAGATCACGCGGAACAGGAGAAGGACCATGCCGTCCGAGTCTACACCTTTGCCAGAGCCAGCGAAACGCGTCAGACGGGCTGGTGACTGGTCTGACGAACCTGAATGGACAGAGGAGACTCTGGACATATTATATTTATGGTTTGAGTGGACGTATGCACGAACTGCAGCAAATACTCCAAGACTTTCAGGACGACCGCCGGACCATGAAGGAGGCGAATACGCTCCCTTTCCTTCTCAAGTTACTCAGGCAAGAGATTGACGAGTTTGAAGACTCCCCGACAGGCGACGAAATGGCCGATATTTTGATTTTCGCACTAACGATCGCAAACCTCATGGGAATAGACGCCGAGCCAGAAGTGCGCGAGAAGATCGCCTTTAATATGACCAGGTACCAGGCAAAGTACTTTCAAGGGGGAAGTTACGAAGAATCACGGCAAAAAGTCAAAGAAGAAGAGAGGGCTTGGAAAGATGATTTTTACTCGATATAAGAGTATAATTAGCTAGTTACAGCTACACTCCGGTGGGAACCCGGATAGGGGCAGGGATGACAACCCGCCCCGAAACCATACATGCGTGGAGGGCCGCAAGCCCGTTCGTCTGCTACATAGTAGCGAAACCCTAGTCAGGAGACTAAATAGGACTAAAACTAGCTATAACAACAACCCGTTCGGAGGCAAAGTTGCAAGCCCCTGAGCGGGTTTGTTATTTCACGGCTACAAGTAACTCCAGCGAGTTCGGTCCTTCGATAAGTTTTGGATATATACGCGGATCGTGGAAGATTCTCAGTTTTTTAATTGTTTCCAGGTCTTGTTTGATAATCTCTTGAGGAGATAGGTAATCCTTGACAAGGGGATGGGTATTGAGCGCTGATCTCAAGGTAGAATCAAGGAGGTGGGCGTAGTGTTTATATGTCGTGTCTAATTTCTCATGTCCGACCATTTTCGCGACCGTCTCGATCGTATTACCTTGAGAAAGTAGCTCAGAGCAGAAGCTATGTCTCAAAATATGGGGGTGGACTCGCTTCGGGTCTATCCCGACAGCCCGAGCCCGGCGCTTCATCTCCTCACCGACGCTCGTTTTGTCTAATTTATGTCCAGTCGTCGAGGTAAAGACATTAGTTTTTACACAGTATGGAGCGATTGCCTGAATAACGGGAGGGGAGAGGAGCACTTTCAGATCATGCCCATTCTTTCTCCCGCGAAGCCACGCATAGCCCTTTGCAAGTGAGACATCCTTTGATTCTAGGTTTATCGCTTCGCTCACACGACAGCCTGTGAGGGCCAAGAATAGGAAAAAGGCGTCGTACATCGGTTTTAGGTACTCTGCGTCCCTATAGTACGTTACAGGGGCTTCTATGATGCGTTTTATCTCCTCTGTAGTCAGGAAGTCGTTTATAGGCTGCGAAACAACCCGTTTTGTCCTGATTTTGTGAAATTCGTGGGGGATGCGAGAATCGTCTAGGTAGTCAATGTAGTGATTGAACGAAATGATATATGCGTTTATGGTTATTTTTGACTTGTCCAGCGAGTAAATGAACTCCTCGGCCGATTGCTGGGTCAAGTTTTCTGGCAGGCTCAATAAACAACGCTGTATTCGACGCAGCGTCTCTGGTCTCAAATCCCGCGAGACACGGAGATAGTGTATGACCTTCTCGATCTCCACAAACCACTCCTCGGGCAGACAGCATATAATGTGGGCAAAGGCCATTTTTAGCAATGAATAGAAAGTGTGTACCAGGCATACATTGGGGCTTGACAGCTACCCCAAGCTATGCTATATTGGCTGTAATACCAATTACTCCACGCACATTGAAAGGCTCGATCTTCACAAACTCACCTCGAGTTCTTTATTTTTCACCCTTGGTTTTGGCGTATCTAGGGGGTGAAATAAAGAGCCGAGACTGAGAGATCAGTCTTTTTTTGTGTGTGTTAAGGATACACACATGGCTTACAAACATATTCTCTCACCACTGTCAAACTCAGACCTTCACAATCTCGTTTCCGAAGCAATTGCTGAACTCGTAACCCGCGCTCACACCGTGGTCGGTCAGGCTGCGGTCAACACCGAAAGAATCAAGAAGTGGGAACTAGCCCAGCAACTCATTAAAGACGGAATGAAACGCGGCATGGCCCATATAACCCTCAAGGAGGTCAAATGACTTTCAGCGCTAACGACCTTTCATTCGTCGCAAACATGATGTCACAAGGAGCGACGTACGAAGAGGCCCTTTCTCTACTCAGGGACCAGCAAGACGAAATTATGCACGAGATGGGCAGTTTTCAGGAGGAAGAATGACGTACTCACAGCTACTCTCAGTGATCAAATTCAAACTCGGAGAGTTGCTCCCAGATACAGACATGGAAACTCGTGGAGAAATTGCCATTGAGCTTGCCGAAGCAATACTCAAACTAAAAAGGATCGACTGACATGAATGACTTACTTTTATTAGACGACAAAATGACCCCCGCACAGCTTTGTGAGAAGTCGGTAAAACTTGCTCAGCTCAAGAAGCAGATTGACGCTGCCTACAAAGAGGTGCAGCAGAAACTTCTCGAGAAGACTCAGGAGCTAGATATTTACACTCTCAAGACTGGAACATACACAATCACTCGGGCAAAAAGAATCACTCCCGTTATTGAGTTTGACACGCTCAAGGCAACGCTTGAGGCAGAGAAGATCCCATATACAACCAAGGTCGTATTTGGTGACCAAATGGCAGACGTATTCAAGCAGGCCCTAAAAGACGGGAAGAAACTCGAAGGGCTTGAGTCTAAAGAGTCCGAATACATAACTATCCGAGTAAGGGAGTAAGCATATGACAGAACTTACAAACATCACCAAAGCCATCATCTCCGTCATGAAGACCGTAAAAGGGATTGAGAAAGATAGCACCGTCGGGACTGGGCAAAATTCATACAAAGGAGTCGGAGATCAGCAAGTCAAACAGATAATCGGCAGAGCCATGCAGGAAAACGGGCTTGTTATAGTCCCAACTGGCATCGAAGAGTCTACACAGCTATCTGAATGGAACGAAACCTCTAGTTACCAAGGCAAAGACTACACGAAGAGAAAGCAGTCAGTGTTTACCAAAGTAAAAACCAAATACCTTCTTATACACGAGTCTGGAGAAAGTATTGAGCTTACCGGGTACGGTCACGGCGTAGACACTCAAGACAAGGCAGCAGGCAAAGCCACTACATACGCTCTCAAGTACGCACTTCTTTACACATTCCTCGTCCCTACCGGCGACATAGATGACACAGACAGCACTCACTCAAGTGATATTCAGACAGCTCAAGAAACGTACTCTGCACCTACTTCAGTACAAAAACCTCAAGAATCTAGTCAAACAAGCGGGTCAGAAAAACAACTAAACCCCAATGGTCGCGTTAGGAACAATACTGGCGCACAGTGCCCATCGTGCCATGCCCCAGCCGGTTTTAATCACGGAACATCGTGCAAGGCAGTTATGCAGGGGGTAGTGCAATGAAAATAACATACCAAGACGCACTAGATCTTCAGGCAGTCAGAGGAACTCTCCTGGCTATGAGATCTCTACTTACCTCAGATGAAGCAAAAAAATATCTCGACAAGAATGCCCAAATGCTGGATGAGATCAGTCGGGAAATCATTGACTCAATCTACGAGGAAAAAGAAAAATGACCCGCAACACTGCCCAAACTTCCATTGACTCATACTACGACCTGCTTCCGAAACTCGGAAAGTTACAGCAAAAAGTCTTCGACATCATTAGAACTCACGGCCCAATACATAACCGCTACATAGCAAAACTATCAAACCTAGAAATCAACGTCGTCACCCCCAGAGTGAAAGAGCTGCGCGAGCTCGGGCTCGTCAAAAAGGGAATTGTCATTCGCGATCCTCACACAAAAAAGATGGTGAATACATGGGTAATGGCAGTCGTCGAAAAGGACGCCTATCAGGTGTTTTCTTCGATGCTTGGCATCCAGTCCGCTAACAGGGACGCGTCACAGAGACGGAAGGCTGTTAGCCCGAGCAAAAGCGAAGACCCGAGGGTGTTGTCATTCAATATATAGCCTGATGACCCCCACAGCATTGGGGGAGAGGGTGGAAGACAACAACACCGGAGGGGGAGAGCAAGAGCGAAGGGTCCCCGATAAGGGGTTAGACATAATAGCGAGGCCTATAATGAAATACACAAAGACTAATTATCCTAAAAATACCTTCATCATGGGGGAGGCTGTATTAGCCCTAGTATTTGGAGCTATAGCTATAGGTTTATATGCTATCAAGGTTCCGGCACACGAGCCAATCAGCCCCCTCATTGTGAAGGCACAAGACCTGCCCGAGGTGGAGGTAGAATCTAAGCGACCCTCCCCATCGGAAAAGCAACAAATTCTTCTGTATATTGTCGAGAAGTTCGGAGATGATGCAGCTGACGCCATAACCTTGGTGAGAAAGTGTGAGAACTCAACATTTGACCAGACAAGAACAAACCACAACCAGAATGGTACTGTCGACTACGGAATTTTTCAGGTCAACTCAATTCACACCAATAGATATGGAGAAACATTCAAGACAGACTGGAAAGCGAATGTCGATGTGGCCTACAAAATATACCAGGCTGCAGGGAACAAGTTTACTCCTTGGACGTGCGCGCACATTATTGGTCAGAAGAATTATTTAGGCAAATAACCATGAGACTAACAACTAACTGTAAAGCAAAAAACGGTAAAAAATTCTTTACTAGGAAGGGTAGATGTCTCTGCCCATACTGTCTGAAGAAGGCACATTAACAATCGGATATTTATGGGGGAAGCCGAAAGGCACCGTAAGTGAGAATAGATCAGGATAGCGTCCTGATGACGGGTAGCACCCGAACGGTAGGCGTATGCGAAAGGCGGGTAACTGTCTCAGCTACAAACTCACTTTCCCCATAAGTACCTGATAGCACTTTAACAACCAAATACTTGATCGGTGGGGACTGCCGAATACAAAGAATAAGGCAGACCATCTCCTTAGGGGGATGCTTTTGTGCCTGTCACTGATCAAGTAAGAGGTTGGAAAGGAAATATGGATAAAGCAACAAAAATAAACAAACTATATGAGGAGACTGTATGAGGGAAATTAAATTTAGAGTATGGGACGGAAAGCGAATGCTCACCCCGTACGAAATCAACTTTAATAGATACGGGATAAGTGTGCGCTGTAAAGAGGTTGTAGAGACTATAAAAAACCCAATATTGCTCCAGTACACAGGATTAAAAGACAGAAAAGGTAAAGAGATATACGAGGGTGATTTGATTAGGGTTACTAAAAATACAACTAAAAAATTCTGGAAAGTAAAGTTTGGGAATTGGATAGTCGGCGAAGACGATTACTATTGTGATTCACATGAAGTTCTTGGGTGGTATATGGAACGAGGGACAGAACAAACTAATGTGTTCGGGGAAGTAATTGGCAATGTGCATGAAAACCCAGATCTTCTAAGGGAGACCATATGAAACAAGAAGCAGACTGGGGACCAAATGAAGTCACCCCGCTTCAACTACTAGGAGCTCTGATTACTATTATTCTTGGCTCGATAGTGACGATTATTAGAAAGATATGCAGGAGGTAAATATGCAAACATTAAAACTGACGTCTAAAGATTTCAAAGACGGAAAATATATTGGCCAAACCGATGTAGCAAACTACGAAGGACATATTGAGATTGAGGGAAATCTAGGGTGGGTGTTTTTCTCTGGGGATCTTGTTGCGACTGGTCATATACATGCTGAGGCTGGTACGGGAATCAAGGCTGGTGAGGGAATCGAGGCTGGTTGGGGAATCGAGGCTGGTTGGGGAATCAAGGCTGGTGAGGGAATCGAGGCTGGTGAGGGAATCGAGGCTGGTTG